CACCAATGAAATCAGCGCCTCTATGTACGAGTACATTGCTGACGTCATGGATCGACTAACACTACAGTGCTAAAAATGGGTTGGTTCTAAAAATCATAGCAATATTCTGCTACTGGAACCGGCAACCCTTCCGCTGTGAAAAGGTGGACATAGTACATATAGTCCATTAAGCTAGGGAAAATGTCAATAGAACGAAAAGCTCCCAAAATTTTCGTTCGTAAGTCATCAAAATATGCGCGGCCATAAAACCAAGCAAAGCGCAATGCGTCATTGCAATTATCCACGCACATCTGAACAGGATCTCCGCATTCACGAATCCAGTTAGTAAGTTCCTGAATTGTATCCTTATCCATCAATGGATAATAGAATGGTCCCACCTTCCGAAAACCACGTTTCAAGAATGTTAACTCACTAACATATTCCCATTCCTGTGTTATTTCCTCTTTAGTGGCTGTTGTATATTCTAGCCCATATTCAGCAAATATAGCCGATACGGTCTGCATATTATACCAAGAAAGAATTTCTTCTGCCACCGCAAATATATTATCATCTCCATAAATTCCCGCCGCTACATGCTTTCGATAATGGTGCAAGCTACAATATTGTGGGGCATGACGTTCTGCAAGCTCTAAATACATATAGCGTGTGTATATCATGTTAACCAAAGTATTGACTAAAGAAGTTAAGGGAGTACCAGAGGGATTACCACAATGTTTGCCATATAGGCAATTGTTGACCAAACTCACAGTATGGATCATTTCATCAAAAATAACTTTCCGAATAAGAGCGTTTTCTTCTCCATCGTCATACCAAGCGTTAATGATATCACACATAGCATCCATACACTCAGGCATTAAGGTTGAATCATACTGTCCATAATCACCAGCAAATCCTTTATTCGACACTGCAAGAAGTTTATTCATTAATTGTGTCCACTCAAAACCTTCTGCATTAATCCCTATCGCACTATCTGTTTTCAAACGATTTTCCTCCATGAAAGCTACAAAAGATTGAGTATATCGACGCGTGTAAATAGTATAAGCAACATTAGAAATACAAAAAACTCGGGTTTTTCCTGCTTTAATTTTACTAATCGGACGCAATTCATTCTTCAAACAATCCGTCCAAATACTCATTGGCCTTATTCCTTGGGGTGCCAATTGTTCCCATTTGTCCAAATCCTCACGCAACCGCAAATCTGAAACCTGATACTCTCCAATATCTCCTGAAAACAATCCACGCTTTCCTTTCATTCCACGATGCTCCATTCGATAAGGCCACCCTGGAGATGTCTGCATGTTAATTGCATCAAAATGCTCGTAGTCCAAACCATTTATAGACTCTTTCTCCGTAAGAATTCTTTTAGGTCCGTTAAATGGAAGTCCGCGCAATTCCTCAATAATATCATCCACCACTCGTTTCAATCGCTTGGGATTAAGTATTTTGCCACGGGGCCGTCCATACTTGGAAACTCCTTTTCCAAGTACGGAATGAGGTTCGTCCAATCGAGGATCATCCGGCGTCAACACAGCTGGTTCCTTCACATGTGGAAATATCTTCTCGTATATCACTGAATGACACAGATCAGTCTTTGAAGGGTTCCTTGATGATAAGGAAGGGGGCATAACTCCAAAATAAGTAAACTCCCCCTGAGGGACCACGCTACATTTTCCAAGATCTTCTCCCAACCCGCTAGGAATAGTAACACCAAATACCTGCGCTGGTAATTGATCCACACAAGCCTTCAGCATTTCATATGTGATTAACTCCGAAAAACCGACCGAATCATCTCGAGCTCCTCCAATATGGATACCAACAATCTTTCGGGCTATATAACAATTACGAGCAACCAGCACGGACCCACAATCTCCTTTCTTAGTATTTGCCCGATACGTCCACCCGTTACGCAAAAGAAATGATGGTGCATTGGGATTAGCCTTATTAATATCGTAAGCCACTTTATCAACTGGGCCAACCTGAACATTCTGTACAACAGGAAAATCACTACCAACACCACTAAGTCCCACCAAAGACGCTTCGAATTTAGAATGATTAGCCAAATCCTCCTTTCTAACAAAATGATCGAGCGAATTGCGAAAAGATTTCATCCGAGGTCCACAAAAATAGCATACAAAATCCTTATTTTCAATCTTCTTCATGTGGGCATAAATAAATGGTACATTAAAATGTGTACCATTAACATAAATGTTAATATCACCCCCCTCTGGCAGCTTATTCCCTTCCGGATCGAAGAAACAATGAGCAGGTACCAACACAATTTTACCATAAAACCCATATCCAACTACCGTCATACCTCCAACTGGCGCAAATCTTAAAAGGTTTGGCACCACCCGGTTATATATCAACGAATCAGCATTTGGATCATTACTGCCCTGGGGCCGCACATTCAAATTCTCATCTAAACTCACGTCAGAGAATTGGTCACGTCTACTACAAGGTTTTTGCGCCATTCTATACAGTGCTCCACTAGTCAACCCAGCCACTAAAGGTAGGGTCGCACACGCAATTTTCTGCGATGGGGTTTTCGCCGCCTGGACCATTTTGGATGTTACATGTCCAGCTACAAAAGGTAAAGCGACAGACGTACCCAACATCATTTTCCTCCCAATTGAAGATCCCATTTCTCGCATTTCATAGGATTCAGGCAATATAGTCACTTTCTTCTGCTTACGCTGCACTACATCGTAGGGGTTTCCCATTTCAACTGACACTTCACTACCAAACACCGTAAGTGCTCCAGCAAAGAGGGCGATTAATCCCAAAGCTCCAATAATCAACTTCCAATGCTTGGCAATCCCTGCTATCCGTGGGTGTTCTTTCATCCAATGCTCTGCTCGTTCTTTCAAATCTTCCAATGAAGATTTCAACTCGGATTCCCATTCCGAGAGCACTTCTCGCACCCTGTCCATTCGCGAAGTTTCTTTTTCTTTCAAGCGTTCCATTAAAGAATTATACTCTTTCTGAGCTGGATTGGCGCGAACTTGCTGATGCAATTCTTCAAGCGTAACATATTGTGGATTCTCCACATAATTGGAAATTCGCTGAATATCCTCGAGATAACTAGGAGCATCAAAATACTCTTCCTCCCCAGCCTGAAGTTCAAATTCAAAGGGATTAGGTATATCATCATCCTCGTTCAAATCTGGAACACTTTCATCTTCTGAAGTGGAATCTGAATCTGCTCCCCACAGAAAATCCTCGACATCAAATGCTGGCAGTTCATTTCTCCATACATTAACTTGCTCTTCCACTTTCGCCTGAAACTGTTGCGCTTTCGCCTTAGATTCACTGACATCTGTCAACTCCAATTTAAAAGTAGACGTAAAAGCTGTATTACATCTATATCCGATCCAGTAGCTCAACGCATCCAACGATATGTCCCAAAAACCTTGTCGCCACCACTCTTGCTCACCACATAGTTGAATTGTTCTCTCTACTACTTCACAAAGTGGCCAAGGTTCGCCTCGTTTCGAATATTCCATCATTGCTTCACTAATCCTATCGCGATAAGAAAACACTGGTTCGTCATACAAAAAACATTCTGGGCGTTCATCGTGATCGATATGAAGCCCTCCCCACATATTTTCCTGTTCGTCGTCCATCTCATCCCAAAAATGGGAATACAGCTTATTATCCAGCCGTAACACTGAACTATTTTCCCATGGTTCCCGATGACGATTAGGATTTCCTTGAATCATGGCTTCTATCAATGGAATATCTTCTTGCAATCGCTCCAACGCACTCAGTTCTTGTTTCCGAAAAACTTCATAATTTTGCTTGGCTAATTTGAAAAACTCCACATTTGACATTTTGGGACCCAGAGGAGCAGTTGGATTTATAGAATCGCGCAAATAGAATTCAAGATGTTCACAACATTTTGGTTGTTTGGCACGATCAATCTGTCCATCTGGCGTCGACCATTCTGGTTTTATCTTGACTTCAACCAACATGTGGCGACGTCTCCACAATGCTTCCTTATCCAAAATATGATTTGGATTTGGATATGCATTGTTCGAACTCACCAACACCAACTTTGCATTGAAAATCATACCTTTATCTTCAAGTCGCGCCATAGGAATTGGCCACGGTGTTGAGGAGATCATATTGATAAATGAAATAAATTCATCCCCCTCTCCAGGTTGTCCCCTCGATTGAGCAAAATCATCAATCATCACGGTCTCCACTTCAGTTGTCATACCATCCATATGTTTCATCAAAGGATTGTACTGGTAGATCGCTCGAGGTCCTGCTCTCTTAGATGTCAGTAATCTGGCAAGGGGATTCATGGCAAACGACTTTCCAATACCACGAGCTCCACACAAATATATACAATATGGTGTTGCTTTTGATCCTCGCGTACCTCGATTAGCGTCAACTATTTGAAACAAATCATCCACAATCTTGACCGCTTTTGTTAATAATGTCATGCATTTAGAATTAGCTGAAGGTAGATCCACTGCCTCCTCCATTAAATTATGTCCTCTCTGATATAACTCCATCACATACTGCTGAAATTGTGGTTCCGCCAATGCTCGTCTCCGTGATTCTTCATTATTCACGGCGTAGGCATCCCTATAGAAATTATAAAAATCTCCGTTTGGCGCACAAGCCTGCATCCAAAACTCTTCAGGACAAATATTACGCAACCAAGCTTGAAAACACTCGGGCAAAAATTGTGTCAAACTAGAAAGAAAAACTCCAAACTTTTCAATGCTTGGCAAAACAATGTTAAAGAATCTCAAACTTTCGGTAACTCGTTTCATTGTTTTCTCTGAAGGAATACTTCCGATGAGTACTGTTCCTACTAGTCCCACTAGTAGTGTAATGAAGGCCGCTGGCTCCCCAGCTTGAATCTCAGCCTCAATTTCTTCTGAGGCATCTTCCTGGCCTGCATTAACGTCCTGCCTAACTTGATTAGGACGTAACACAGAAGTAATCCACATTGTAATCTGAGAAATACAATCGAATGAAACATTGCATATCGCAACAAATCTCGCAATAAGTGTTGGAATTAATCCATAAGAAGCATTTTTACATGCATATATACAATCAATAAGTAAAGAAACGATGTTAATAGTTAATGTAACGTAATCTGAAGCTGATTCTCGATTCAAAAATCCGAGTAAAGCCTCTGTCAACATTGACATTGTGTCCGCTGTACGCGTAATACCCTGCATCATTGATTCTAATTGAGGAGCTACGCTCGTAAACATTTTTGCGGCGTCACTCACATCAGCACACGCTCGTCTTGCTTCAGAAGGAAGATCAAAGATCCCTTGCAATTCCAGATCAAACTGCAACTCTGGCTCACTCTCTTTACTCTTATTGTTAACATCAATTAACGCATCGACAATCCGACAATCATGAGATGAAATTTCCTCTACCATGCTTAAACGTTCCTTAGTAAGAGCTTCTTCTTTTGTAAAATTCCATTGAGCATTTAATCTAGAGTAAATATAATAATCTCGTTGCGCTTGAATACGCTCCCAAGTTGGTCGTTCATCTTCATACTCATGTATCAAAGAACACCACATTTTCAACTTAAACCAATTAAATCTAGTTGATCGAGAGCGATCCCATTCATATGTGCGCACACGCCATCGGAGAAACGCGATACCATCAATAACATCTCCATGTCCCTGATGGATCAGACTACGAACTGGAATCATTTCACGTTCATAGATCATATGAGATTGAATGGGCCACAAGCGATGTATCTTAATCCGACCTTGCAAACGTCTCAAATAATCTCTCCACCCAGGTCCGTATTTAACAACTGGTTTACGAAACAAAGGCTTGGTATTGTATCCATGACACGGACAGAAATTACACACTGGGTGTCCAAACTTCCTACAGAAAACTGGAGACGGACCTGGATTAGACTCCACATCTCCACAAACAGTCAAATCCACTTTCTTTTTCCGTTTATATTCTATATGTCCAACTATCTTTTCATACTCAGCGTCAAAGCCGACTCCCTTCTTCGCAATTTGAATAATATCTATAAATTCCGTAGGCTTAATTCGAATAGGCTTTACACGCCTTTTAGACTCTTGACCACCTCCTAATTTAGTGGTCATTCGTCCCACACGTACACTCTTATTAGAAGGGTGATTAACACGCGTATTTCGACCTCTACGTAATTTCACAGTCTCTATTGGCTCTTCAATATCTTCCTCCTTACTACAAGAGGGAATTCTATACTCAATAGAAACTTGATAATTATCATTTAATAACGGGTCATCATAGGGATTCACCCATTCAGACCAATGAGGACCATGCTCGCAAGCGCCTCCCCACCAGTCAACAGGATGAAATCTCCTAATCATTTGACTCGGGCGTCCTTCGCCACGGCTTGCTACACGAATATAATCTCTCTCTACTTCTCCTCCACACACAGGGGAACGGGAACTGGAAAAATATTTTTCTATTTGCACATCCATGACGACACCTTGACATGAGTACTTACGACTTGCATGCATTGCTCATGTGGTACATGCAAGAAGACCGCAGCCATTCCGGCTAATTGCCGGCCAGGACCACCAAAACGCTTCGACGAGAAAGCACGCACACACTGTAATTCTACGAATGTGTACCCTCTCAAAGCCTCCACGCCTTGATAATCGTGACCATCATACAATCCCTTACGATCTCGGGAAGGTGCAGTTTATACATATACTGCCAAATATATATGCGATTGGACCGGTTTACTAACCGAGTGCAAAGACCACATAACGTCCAGGCACTATTACAAACGAGGGTATTTTATGTCAACACGCCACCCCTAGCGCTAGGGCCCCTGTCATTTACGTCATATGGGGCATGACTACTTTTTACGACGTCCAGTACGGAACATAGTGGTTTCCCACAAGGCTACTATACTACAAAAAGTGCATCATATTTTTAGTCATTTTCAAAGTTTTCCATTACGTGCAAGATCACCAATTAAAAGTGCTTGCCAGGTAAAAGAAAAATAGAATCCGCCTAGGGCACCCAGAAGCGCGCTCACCTAATGAAACGAGAAATACTTCGGATGTTGCTGCTTTCGCACGCTCACCTAATATGACCCATCCACTTCGGATGTTGCCACCCCGAATGGCTTTTGGTTGGGAATCTACGAAAAGAGACGTACGCCTGGCGCG